TGGTACTGGCAGGAAAGCTAAAGTATCTGCTACTTAATTCTGGTGTAAATGTAGTAAAACCGGAATGATAAATGAAGGGGTAGGTATTCCGGTATCTACCCCTTTTTTTAGGAGGTTTTTTATTATGATGATTAAAGTAAAATTGTTAGATCGGAATTTAATAAGATCTTTTGGTGGTGTTATTCAGATGATGGAATCTGATAAAGCTGAACGTTTTGTTAAACGGGGAAAAGCTATTTATGATAATTTTTCAGATAAAAAAAAGATGCAAAGTGGCCCACCTAACCATAAAGCAATATTTCATTCACCAGAAGATAAGCTAATGGAGGATTTTGATAATCATAGATTTCCTGGGCCTGAAGATAAACTTTTTCCTAATATTAATAAAGGAAAATAAAAATGGGTTTAAATGAAAATGCATTAATGGATACTACTTATTTTTATCAAATGTATCCTGATGAAGATTGGATTGAGGATGAAAAGGAAAAAACGAGAATAGAAGATTTGATTAATGCTGTATCTTCTGAATTTGAGAAGTTTTGTAATCGTAAGTTAAAGGCAAGAGATTATACTTATGATTCAGAGTCAGAAGATTATAATATTGATAATCTTCACTATGCTCTTTTTGATGCACCTTATGGTAGTACTTTTTGGTTTCCTACATATCCAGTAAATTCATTGTCTGAATTTTTAGTAACTGATGTTGAAGTTTCAGCAGCAGCATCAGATGATTACGATGCTTCTGATGGGTATAGACTTTATTCTCGTAGAGGGAAAATAGTATATGCTCAAGGTTATGATTATCCATATCTACAAAATGTTAAAGTTAAATGGAACGGTGGATATGATGAAGATCATGAATCTATGTCAGATCTTAGATACCTTTGTTTTTCTGCAATAAAACAATTTTTGAATGCTCCTGATAATGAAATGATGCAATCAGAACGAATTGGAAATTATACCTATAAATTAATGTCACCAGAATTTCAAAGAGAGTTGAGAGGATTAGCCCCAACTATATTTGAAAATTTGATGCCATATAGAAAGGTAGCATTTGGATAATGAGTTATAATAATCTATTAGTTCAAAAATGTGATCATTACAGAAAGACAGTCAATAAAACTGAAAGTCATGGTTATACAGCAGAAGCGACCTGGACTTTGGTTAAGGAAAATGTTCGTTGTCGTGGTCAAAATTTATTTGAAAGTTCTGCCGGAATAAAATTGCAAACAGCAGGTATTTCATCTGAAAATGATTACTTATTTTTTTTTAATAAAAGTTATGACATAAGAAGGGGAGATAAGATAATTTGGAATGGAGATACTCTTTTTGTAAAACCTGTTCAACAAGTATTTGATAGAAAAATAATGCATCATAAAGAAGTTTATTGTGGATTAAGTGAAACTTAATGGCATTAAGAACTGACATAAAACAAGAAAAAGTTGCCCTTGATACTATTGTGAAAAGGTCTGTATTGGGCAAACATATTAATGAAACTATTCTTAGACCTATACTTGATTCAGTAGAATATGAATCAAAAATTATATTAGATGATCTTGGTTTTATGATTGTATCTGAAATACAACATCGTTTAGCTACTGCTCCTAATGGATTTACATATGAAGTTTGGGAGGTATTTCCTGGAGCAGAAAGAGGAGACAAATATCATTTTGTTGGTCATTATACTGCTTCAGCAATACAAGGGCCACCCATGTCTGGTAGTCAAACAGATTCAGGAATACCTACTGGAAGTCTTTATGAAAGTATTTGGTATGGTGTCAATAGTGAAGGATCTTTGTCTGTTACTATTGATTCTCCAGAAGGAAGTGAAAAAACTTATTGGCATAAAGCAGGTAAAATATTTATAGGTTTTGAAAAAATGAATGATGTATTACCTGTTGGTAGTTATTTTCAGATTTTAAATAATCTTGATGGATCACGTCCTAATTGGTGGGGAAATATAATAGATAAGAAAAGAGAATATTGGTATAATTGGATGACAGGTAGATTTCAAAAAGCAGTAAAAGAAGGAGTAGGAAGAAGATGGTCTGTTCCAAGAGCATTAAAACTTAATATTTATTGGAAAACAACATAATGATTGATATAGATGGATACATTGTGACTACAGTAATAGGGGATGCTACAATGAAAACCCTTATGGGTATAGATACAAGTGATAATAGAATCTATGCTTGGTATCCTTCTCATGATATTGTTTACAGTAGTACTTATCGTGCTGCTTTGGTTTTTAGAGGATCGTCTGGATCACGTCCAGGCAATAATTTTTCTTATCCTTCTCAAATACCAAATATAAATTATCACTTTAGAGCTTTGTCGAAAAGTCAATTGGTACTTGGACAAGTTTCCGAAAGGCTAATGAATTTATTTGATGAAAAGTATAATGTGATATTAACTAATTTTGGTATTAAGAAGATAAGTATAATCGGGAAATCTGATGCTCCAACTGAAGGAGATGCTGGAAATCCCATTTATGTAGAAGTAGTTTCTTTTAGTTTTTCTAATATAGTTAGAAGATATCCTTAAAGGTGGTTAACTCTGATGAATGATATTTATAAGTATCGAATGATACGAGTGGTTTGTGCGGGTAAAATTAAATCTTGTAACTTTTGTAAAGATCTTGATTATGGAACTGAAAAAAATAAAATTATGCATGAAGGGTTTTGCAACAAGTGTGGAAGACCACTTGATAAGAAACCTGGGGATACATGTAATTTTATAGTTGGTTATCAAGATCGTGGCTATAAACAACAAAACAAAATTCATTTTAAATGTATGAACTGTCAAACTTTAACAACTATTTAAGGAGGATTTAAATTATGCCACAATATCCGCTTGTATTTGATTCAGATAACATATCCATTGGCCCCTGCTATGTTTACTTTGCAGGAGTACATATTGGACATACCTTTGGTGGTGTTACTGTTTCGATTACTCAGAATACCTACGAACTGAAATCAGATCAATATGGTGAAACTCCGTTAAGGGTTTTGGACGCAGGTTTGGTTATGGAAGTGACAGTCAATATGACTGAATCTACTTTTGCTAATCTTAAATTGCTGTTTGCTTCAGCAGTTGATGAAACAACTTATCTTACTTTTGGTAAACCTGTTGGTGAAGTTGTTTCAACAGGTGAGCTTGTACTTGAACCTATTGATGGATCTGAAATCTATCAGGTTTACAATGCTGCTCCCAATGTTGGTGGTGCGGTTGAAATCGCATTTACTACTGATAATCAACGTGTGTATGCCTGTCGTTTTATGGCATTGATTGATGATCAGCGTGTTTCTGGTGATCAGTTGTTTAGAATTGGTGGGTTTTCGTCAACATAACAGGTCTGCTTCACCCACCTTTGGGGGAGATCTGTGCCTATCATTAACTTCAATTATTTAATAATGCGTTAATGGCAGGTCTCCCCCTTGTTAAAATTGACAGAGGGATACAAAATAGTAAACATTATAATTAACTTTTAAGGTGTTTTTAAATAATGCAATGTGATGGATGCACTTTATGCTGTAAACTTTTAGATCTACCTTGGGTAGATAGTCCATCTGGATTGTGGTGTAAACATTGCAATATAGGTGTTGGTTGTAAAATATGGAATGATGGTATTCCAATTGACTGTTTCAATTATCAATGTTCTTATAATGATCTTGATAATCCTCCAATAGAATTAAGACCAGATAAATGTAAAATTATATTTGAAAATGTGGATGGTAGTATAATTCTTGGTACTATGCATCCTGATCATAATGAATCTTATAAAAAGAAAATAATAAAGGATCAAGTTGAGATTCTTTTAAAAAAAGGAATATCTGTTGTTTTTACTTCATCTACAATAGATAAATCTTTAGTGTTTCCTTCTCATGGAAGGGAAATATCAGAAGTATGGGAAACTTTAATTGTAAGATGGAAAGAAAAAAATGACTCAACCATCATATACAACTGATCTTCAAACTGTAGATCTTGCAGAATCATTAACCAGTTGGGCAGAAATCCCAAGTCGTAAAGCTGGTGGAGCGCAGACTTTGGAAGATCGTGCGTATATACAGGGAAGTTATAGTATATCACAATCAACAGGTGGTGCTACTGGAAAAACTGCTGGATTAGAATGTGACTATGGTAGTAATATTAGTGGTTGGACTTCTGGATGGGCAATATTTATGTGGCAGTATTGGCAAGCTCCTGGTGCTGTGGATACATGGGCAAATGGAGGAATGAGAATTGGTATTGGTTCCGCTACTACTGCTATTAATTTATTTAATGCTCAAGGAAATGATACAAGAAGAAATCCTTATGGTGGATGGGATAATATAGCTATTGATCCTGAATTTACTCCTGTTGATGAAGCTGTTGGATCTCCAACAGCAGGAAGTTATCGTTATTTCTGGTCTGCTCCTAATATACTATCAGCAGTTAGTAAAGGTAATCCTCATTGTGTTGATGCAATTCGGTATGGTCGTGGTGAATTAATAATTGAATATGGAGATGCAACAAATGGATATTGTACATTTGGAGAATTAGGAAATTATAATGATGCTAATGATATTTCTTTTATAGCCAATACAACTAATACTGATGCTACTTTAACAAATATTTCTGCAACTGAAGTAGATAAATTATATCCAGGCGCACCTTTATCAGGAACAGGAATACCTGCCAGTACATATGTTCAATCTATTGTTAGTAGCACTTCAATAGAAATGACAAATAATGCAACTGCTACTAATACTGGAGTTTCAATTACTTCTATACCTGCAAATCGTTTGGGTTTGTTTAAAAAAGAAGGTGTAAGTTATCTTTGGAAAGGGTTAATAAGTATTGGTACTTCTACCAATGCTGTTGATTTCAGAGATACCAATAAAAATATAACAGTTGATGATACTCCCCGAACTTATGCTGCCTTTAATAGAATAGAAATAAATAATGCCAGTTCAAATGTAGAATGGACAGGCATAAATATAACTGCATTAAATCCTTCCGGTTTATCCATCGGTCAATTTGAAATGATACACAATGCAATATTGTCTTGGACAACTTGTGTATTTACCGATATGTCCACATGGGTTTTTCTTTCTAATGCAACATTGAATAAAATAACTTGGCGTAGATGTGCCTTAGTAATTCAAGGTGGAGGAGATTTTGATAATTGTATTTTTGATGAAGCAACTGGTGCTGTTGCTTTATTAGTAGATAATCCAGACAACGTAGATAACTGTACATTTAATTCAGATGGTACAGGTCATGCTATAGAATTAACAACTGCTTGTGCCGGAAATTCTTATACATTAACTAATTTTTGGGTAAATGGATATGCTGCATCCGATGGGTCTACTGGAAATGAAGTTATTTTTAATGACTCTGGTGGAGCAGTAACCATTAATATAGACGGTGGTAGTGGTGTCTCTAATATTTCAGTTATGAATGGGTCAGGAGCAAGTACAAATCTGGTAGCTAATTATTCATTTACAATTACAGGTTTAGAATTAAATACTGAAGTAACCATTGTTACGGCAGGTACAAGTACTGTATTACATCATACCGAAAATGCAACAACTTCAGATGGAGAAGGTAAGTATCAAGCTACCTACTCTCATTCAGGTGGTGCTTCTGTTGATGTGCTAATTCACCACGTTGACTATTTGCCGGATATATCAAACATTTATGGATTAACTTTGCCAAGTACTAATTCATCAGCAAAGGCATCAATGTTTGAAGATCTTAATTATGAAAATCCAACTTAATAAAAAATTTAATAGGAGGAATTAATTATGGCTAAGATTTTTGATCCTGATCTGATCACTTATGATGTTGATGTTGCTCAAACAACGGAGCAAATGATTATAACTACAGGAACAAAGAAATTAAGGTTGTATGTACAATCACCTTTATTAGATGACAGTCCAGGGGCAACTTCTGGTGTTACTGGTAAGTGCATCTATTCCAAATGTAAGGAAATTTGGAAATCTGATAATGATTTGAATAAATTTCGATTTCCAATTCAGATGATTTATGAAGCATCTTTTGTGTGGATTAATGGATGGGGGCCATATGATGATCAAACCAGGGATCTATTTAGAGATGCAGGTTTTAAAGAAACAGATGGTCGTGAAAATGCTTGTATTATTTCTCTTGGTGCTATGTTGAATTCAACAGATCAAGGTTATTATACAAATGATTTTACTTCTGAATTTGCTGAAACTAAAATTGATCTTGATAAAACTGGAGAGATTAATGAAAACATTCAGATTAAAGGTACAGGTGGAACACCAAATAATTCTGGATATTTGAAAGTTTTCTTGAGAGAAGAACAAAGTACATTTGCTTCTTATGATCTTCTTACCGAACAGGGTCTTGCTGCACTTACCTATCAGGCTTATCGTTTACCTCTTGCCAATGGCAATGATGCTTTGAAAGCAATTGATGATGATACCACAATTGTAGGTGATGCTGGATCAGAGTCAGGAGTCACTTATTCTGAATTGACAATTGATTATCATGTTGGTTCATTGTTTGGAAATGCTCAAAATCATCTTACTACAATTAACGTGGATGAAGTACTTCAGGATGATTTGGGGAGATGGTATAGATGTACCACTCAAGGAACTATTGATACAACTGATGCTGGAGATCTTGGAACAATGGGAGGAGCAGGAACGGCTGTATTTGAATCTTATCCTGGGGAACGCCAAATTGGTGCAAACTATTATGCCTTTAATAGAATCCTTGACGCAGAAGATGTAGGTAATACCAATGCAAGGTTAAAAGAAATTCATTCATGGGCGCAATGGAAGTTAAGGCAAGCAGGAGATATTAATGATGACATTGCAGGAGATGCTTTTGGAACGGTTTATGGAAATATTGCTTTGCAGTTTACTGATTTTATTGGTGATACTCTACACACTAAACCAGGAGTTTTTATCGATGGGTATGATGCCAATGATAAAAATGATATTCGTATGTGGGATATTACAGTTGAATCCGGTGGTCTTGATGCTGTATATGCTCCTATTGTTTCAACTCAAAGACAGTTTCCATTTACTGCTGCCGGAAATTTAGTTTTCTCACAAAATTTTGTTGATGAAGTTGATAATACAACCAGATATACTATGTACTTTCAGTATATCAAATCTCAGGCAATGACAACTTTGAAAGTATCTGGTTCTTCTGGTGCAGACTGTACTTTGGATTGGACAAGTCAAACTGGATTGTTAGATTTCTTACAAAATGGTGATTATATCTTTATTTCAGGTTTTACTACTGAAACCGGAAATAATGGTATGTATTCAATTACAGGTGCGCCAACAACAAATACGATTACAGCAACAAAAGTTGATGGAGTTAATCCTACTGATGAAGCTGTTGGAGATGCTTGTACTGTCCTTGAAAATCCATTTGGATCTCCTAAAGCAACAATTGTTGATAATAACTCAGCAGTAGATATTGACGGTGAAATTAGTGCAGCATCAATTGGATTTGATTTTGATTATACCAATAATAATCAAGAAGGAAGAACCGCAAATTCTGATGCTCCGGTCTATGTGGTAGCAATTGCATATGATGGAGCGCAGTATGTTATTGCTACTCATATCATTACAGAATCAACTGGTCAGAGTATTCCAGTTAATGCGGTTGATGAACTTAACTACGAAAATCCGGTTTAATAATATTAACTATGGTATGTCTAATCTGCTTTTATAGAGATTAGACATACTTAACTTTTAAGAGGATATATGGCTAAACCACTTACTATAGTTCAAGAAATAAAATATAAATTGGCTTTACTCAGGGAAGAAGTGAATTCTGGTATTAAACCTGAAATTAAAATTAGTAAGATTTTTAAAGAATCGTTTAAATCTCAAAAAGATTTTATGGGATGGGTAAACTTTGAAAAAACTTGGTACATTGACCAAGATAATGATCCCTGGAAAGTGATACCTTTAAAAAGACCTCTGGTAGAAGAATGGCATGATGTATTAAGAAAATTCGTTCCTGTCATAACTCCAGAAGGTGAAATATTGGAGCCTGAAGAATGGGAGAAAAGGTCACGTTCAATGAAATAATAAAGGTTATCGAGATTGATGAAGCTCCAGATGGAAATGGGGATATAATAATTGATGTTAAAGTGGATCTGTATAGTGATGGTAAAGAAGATTGGGTTGCTGCTGAAAATTTACGAAAATTTCATTTCCCTATTGAAGCAGTTGGTGGGAAACCTCTCCCTGGAGAAAAAGATCTTGGTTCAAGTTTCTTTTTAGCATCTGATTGGAAGATTAGACCATACGATGCAAATCATCGTTTAATCATTAATGGTAATCTCTATTCTGTTGATGGTTCTGATCCCTTCATTGATACCATTAGTAATTTTCCTGTTCGTGTTATGCAACAAGTCTCTGATATTGTGTCCACTATAACTGTTTCTTCTGGATCAGGTTTATCTACTGAAGAACATAATCAATTATTTGCATTACCAGATGAAGATATTATTGCTAATGAAGTATGGGAAGAAGAATTATCTGCTCATAATAATCAGGGAACCTTTGGTCATGAATTAGCTACCAAAGCAGATATTGCAGCAAGTGCATCTACCAGTTATAATACAGCAATTAGCGGATCAGTAATTGAGGGAAGTGAAGATTCTGGAACTTTTGCTTCAGTTCAAATAAGAGATAATAATTATTGGCAGATAGGTGAAGTTGTAGGAGATGGTCTTACAGTTGAATTGACTTTTAATATACCTGATGATCATAAACCAGGACAAATAGGAGTCTTTGGTAGATATGTGGGAGTACCATCGACAACTCATTTTTTAAATTGCCTTGCTTATAATTATGAAGCAGCAGCATGGGAAACATTAGTTTCTAATTTTATGCCTGGAGGAATGACTTCAGATGTACAATATTCTCATGAATATTATGAAAGAAACATTGACCGTATAAATAATAATGAAGTTAAAATTCGATTAGTTCATAATGTTACAACTTATAATGTATCTCACGCAGTATATCTTGATTTAGTAAATTTATCTTCTATTGAAATAATTACAGCAGAAGATATTTCAAATGCCGTATGGCAACATACAACTGGAATGAAAATACTTGGTCTGGTTCAGGAAAATTTTGTAATGGATCAGCAGGTATATGATGATTATAATGGTGCTAAACTTTTAACAAGTGCCAGGATAAGAACATATCAGGATAATGCAAAGACACAGTTAATTGCTACATATGCTGTGACAGCTATTTGGTCTAATGGTCAATGTACATCATATGAGATGTTAATAATATGAGTTTAGGATTAGCAACTAAAGGAATATTACCAGATTTTACAGGTACAGGTGGTTCAGGGCCACCTATATATGTATTGGAGGACTTCAACGTGGAAGTATCACATGATGATTTGGCTATTACAGTCTCCTTATTGGACGATGTATCAATTATTGTGTCTGATGTAGGGGTCAATATAGATCTTGATGAAGATCAAGCTGAGATTGTTGTCTCAGAGGATGAAACTATCAATGTTGAGGTATAATCATGGCAAATGCAATTAAATTGAAACAAGGTGAAGCTAAGACTGTTAATTTTCATATTACCAAAGGTGGATCTCCTGTAACAGATGCAACACTAACCCTTCAAGTAAAGGAAAAAGCGTCAAGTGCTATTATTGCAATAACAAAGGCTGATGTTGTTTTTGATAAGTCAGATAAAGCTAATGGTAATTATACGGTTAATTTTGTTGTAAATGATACGAAAGGGCTTAAAGCCAAAACATATACAGCAGAATTAAAAACGGTTATTACAGCAGACACCGATGTTGATAAAAGTTATGATATACCTTTTGTCGTAGAACGTGCGGTTATCGCAGATACTTAACTAAAAACTAATTGTTAATTAAGGAGAAATTAAAATGGAAAATGTAATTGATTTAAATGATTTGGTAAAATCAGTTAATTTTACAGTATTGGAAAAGAACTATGAAATTC